CACGTCTTCTCAGAAAATAGAAAAGCCGAAGGCTATAATCTTAAGGCGGCCTCGAGAGATCTCTTATGCTTTCCGCAATACGCCTTTGTCAAGAAGTACATCCATTACCTTGAGAACTATCCAACATATACGATTGAACAGATCCTCGATGCGGCAACCAGCAGTCTAAAGTATGCCGCAGAAGATTCAGCTGGTGAATACTCATTGACGACCAGGCTCTACAGAGACCTGTCGGCTCAGCCAATCACCCAGCAGCATATAGAGGTTATTTCACCCAAAGTTATGGCTGTCAAGCTTGAAATTGAGTGGAACGGAATAGCAATAGACAGAGAAGGAATGGCAAAGGGTTCAATCGCCTGCTCTGGCTGGGAGTTGGACAACATCGTCAAGCCGACTCTTAGGAAATGCGATGAGGCTTCAGACGGTAGATGCAGAGCCGAAATGTTTGTCTTCTCAACTACAACTGGTCGGCTTCTATACGGCAAGCCCTATTTGAACAGCATGAAGATAGGATCAAAGGCATCAGAATACTTTATATCTGATCCTGGAAATACATTCGTATACGTCGACCTTGATTCTGCCGACCTCCGTTCAGCTGCTCTTGTCTCTCAAGATAAAAACATGATAGACGACCTCAATTCTGACGGTGACTTCTACATCAAGTTTGCCAAAGCTCTGTATGGCGATGTTGAAATAACGGACAAAGAAAGAAACATTTCAAAGTTGTTTGTATTAGCGATGCTCAACCTTGCTGGCGATACAACAATAGCTAAGGAAACAGGTGTAAGTGTCAACGATGTGAAGGAATATAAGAAGAAATTCTATGAACGATATCCGGGCATGAAGAAATACAAGGGCTACCTGGAAAGATTCCTATTAGCCAACAACTATGTGTTCTCTCCAACCTGGAGAATGAGAAGATTTTGCGAAGATGACATGATCAAGGACAACTATTGGCGATCGTTCCTGAGTGCTCACAACTTCCCATTTCAGGCCACAACAGCAGACCTGATGGTTGTAAACTGTTTCGACTTCATTGGACGGACTAGACAGTATAATGTGAAGCAATGTCTCTTGAACGTAGATGCTGCAATCTTCAATGTTCCAGATGAACACTTGGACACGGTCAAGAACGAATTCAAAATATTTGAGAACGTTCATGCAGACATCATCAGAGGCGCAAAAAAGTTTGCAGAACTCGTATATTATGGTGATGAAGCCGCTAATTTACCTATTAATCTTCCGCGGTTCGCGTACAAATTGTATAAGGGAAAAGACCTTAAGAATATGGAGAAATGGTGATGCCTATCTACGAATTTGAATGTCCAAAATGCAAAAAGAGTGCTGAGACAATTTATAGCCTGGGTGAATTTGCTGCAATAGATGAAAAGAAGTCTATTGGCGTGTGCAAGTGCGGCCAAAAAATCTACAAGAAAAATCAAGTCATTAATTTTGCAGGCTATATTACAATGGAATCACCCGTAACACGAGTACATAAACGATACTCCAACAAAGGTGGAGGCCCAAAGCCGATCATCGACGGCAAGATTCGTAACGATCTGAAAATGCCAACCCAAGTGTAATGCAACTTATCAGCCTTCTACATACGATGACTGTGTATGCTAATCGATGGGGAGGCCCTCGCTATAGAACAGAAGAATTAGCCAAGTTTTTGCACAAGCATCTATATAATGTACAAGAAGAGCAACTGAGAAGAGGAGAAAAAGTCAACCTCTGCCTTTCAATCGACGCATTCTTGAGTTCTAGACATACTCCTGTCTATGCCAGCTCTATTCAGCTCGATCATACTAATTCTCAAACATGGATGATTCTTGATGAGCTGGGTTATCAAGCACAGTTTGCAGAAGGAACAGAAATTCTTCTCTATAAGAACGACTGTCTCTTATATGAGAAGATAGAAAACATAAAGCCCGGTGATCAAAGAGTCATCAATTTCGAGCTGGTTGACGAATTCAAGAACGACAAACTTCATCACCACAGCAAATTTGCGGAAAACTTTCATTCTATAACATGCAATAATGAGACAGAAGTTGAAATGACACTGTGTGATGCGCTAACATCAATGATGATTGTCAAGAGACCACATCTTTTAGATCTAAAAGTGATAAAGCTTGATCAGTTTGATAACAAAAACGTGCAAGAAATCTATTTGATTGATGTTGTCGACGTATGGAAAAGCACGACAGAACGAAAGCTCAACATAGATGTTATGCCGTTCAGCTATTCGCTACACAAAAACAAGTCGCTAAGCCACAAGTCTGAAAATAGGTATTACAAATCTAGACGTAGCACGCAAGCTAAGCGATATCTTGAAAAGATGAGATCAAAGGTGTTCAGCATAAAACAGGACAAAGTAAATATAGAGCTGGAACTAAAACATGTTGAAGATTGAAATCAAAAAGGGACAAGAGAAAATCGAAGTTCCAACAGGAATTTTCGTGAACGGATATATCATTCGCGTACCGTCGTCCGGCAACCATCAACCTATGATACAATATACAAGGGTGAGCAAAATACAACCGTTTACACCCGACCACAAAGGAGACTAACATGGCAACGCCCAAGACCCTTATTTCAGAAACGTTTTACCACAAGACTTCATGCCTCAGGTTCGAGCTAGGATCATACAAAGACTCCACGAAGTTTAAGATCGAAATCGCACCTCAGCTTCAGCAAAATGGTGTGCCTGTTGAAAAACGATTTGACTATGAGCAGAAACTGTCAATGGTTTTCGGACTTGGTGAAATCCTCCGTCTGAAAAGATTCGCAGAAAACATCTTAAACCCTCAGAAGCAAGTGCCAGCAGAGGGATATGCAATCGAACACTTCTTTGAAGTTGACGGTGCAAAGAAGAAGTCCTGCCTCTTCATGAAAAGAGTCGACAATCTTCTTAAATCCAAGCCTGAATTTTGGGCGAAGGACCCATATCAGTTTGCTTTTTCCATCGCAGTTACCCTTTATTCGTCTATGAAGGAAAAATCAACAACGTTCATTCTTTCTTCTGAAGAGGCGTATTGGGTTATCAACGAAATGCCATTCTTCGCTTGGGCATACAAGCAGGAAAATGCCAGAATCATCGAAGAGAATCGAGCCATCAAGGCTCAGGGCGGTAATGTTCCCGACAACACAGGAAGCAGAAGCCCATACAGAGCTCCTGCTGCTGGAGCAGATTTTGCAGGTGAATCTACTCCCGCGCCATCCGCCCCGCCCGCTTTTCCGTCTGATTCAGCTTTCGACGACATTCCATTCTAAAGATTGCGTCGCCAGACGTAAATATGCCGAGGGGCATAAAACCAGAAGGAGAATAAGATGAAAATAAAAATCAAAAACTTATTCGCAGTAAATGAAAGTGAAGTTGTTATAGGCGATTTACAAAGCAAAACAGTCCTTGACTTAAAGGATGTTCCAGGTAGCCCCAACATGTTGTTGACTTGTAAGACGATGGACGGATATCCATTTTTTGTCAACATACCCAGAGGAGCATGCTTAGCAGTATCGTTTGTTAAAGATTAATATCAATGGCAGGTTACGCTGAGTATTAAATGCAAGTGCAGCTTGCAGCCTGCTTATTTTCTTGAGGTGACACTTGATTACTAAGTATATCGGGATCAGCAACGATATGTTGATCAATCTTTTAAACGTTTTATTGGAGTCGATAAATGAATATCATCTCTTCGTCTTTGAAAAAGCTAAGGATTTTCACTTCTTTGATGAACCCATTCTGCAGGATAGTGAAGTGCAGGATCAATTTGTCGAAGCAATCAAGGACAGATTGGGTAACAAAGATAAGTTTTATATCATCGAAAAGTTTAGAGGCAAGAAGCTGGAAAAGATCATCGAAAGAGGAATGGCCCGACGGGAAGTAAACGACGTTAATGAAACTTCTTGTATCAAATACTTTGTAGAAAAAATTGAAAGTTTTGTCCTTCTAAAGAATGCTCAACAGATTGTGGGCGCCGTCAAGAATGCCGATTCAAACATGAGTCTTGGCATCATGGACGAAAAAGATTTGGCAGCAATCAAGGGAAATATCTATAACCTTCTGAACGATCTGACATTTGAAGCCGACTTTGGTGAAATGGAACTTGACGACATTGAAAAGAGAGAACGCGATAGAACCATCATCAATCAATCAAAAATTATCACCACATTCTCCGACCGGCTAAATGAAATTTTAGTTGGTGGCGCATATCCAAATAAACTTTATTTCATTGCAGCTCCTCCTGGATTCGGTAAATCTTTGTTCCTCGTGAACATTGGAAAGCACGCTTTATCTCAAGACAAAACTGTATTCCACTTCACGTTAGAAATGACGTCGAGCGAGGTTATGACAAGATACGATTGCTTAATCTCGGGCAAGCCCATCATAGACATCATCAATAGCCCAGCCGAGGTTATCAACAGCTATATCAAGAAGTTCATGGATGAACATCCTAAGAGCCGTCTTTTATTGAAAGAGTTTCCACCTGAAGTTTTGACGAAGGAGATGCTCTCCCTTTACATCAAGCGGAAGATCATGTCCAGCGGCATGAAGCCTGACGTTATCATCGTTGATTACGCCGATCTGATGAAGTCATCCGTAAAAAATACTGAACGTAGGTCGGACCTCGGACTCATTTACAGACAGTTGAAAGCATTAGCATCTGAATTCTCTTGTCCCGTTTGGACAGCTTCTCAGATCAACAGAGCGGGTTATGACAGAGCCGAATCGGACATCTCAAACCTCTCAGAATCTTGGGAGAAAGCCATGATTGCAGACCTTGTGTTAGTAGCAAGGCAAACGAAAGAAGAGTTTGCAGCAAATAAACTCCGTCTCTACATAGGGAAAAATAGATCAGGGGCTGCAAGAATGGAAATCCCTTGTAAAATTAATTATAGACACATGCGCATTGAAGAGAGTGACGAGGTCGAATTTGATGACCTTTCCGAAGTTAGCTTCGGTGGTAGCGGGGCAAAACCTAAATCTGTTGCAGACGAAATATTTGGAGAATAAGATGAAATTAGATGTAGGATGTGGTGAGAAAAAACGGCCGGGATTTATTGGCATGGATATTTCTCCAAATGTTGGAGCAGAAGTAGTACACGATTGGGAAGTTTATCCTTGGCCCTTTGAAGACAACAGCGTCGACGAATTAAATGCCGCCAATGTTCTCGAGCACACAAAAGACCTAATGAAGTTCATGAACGAGTGCTATCGGATTATGAAGGTTGGTGCAAAATTTCACGTGCTCTGTCCATATCATACGTCAACAGGAGCATGGCAAGATCCAACTCACACTAGAGCAATATCAGAAATGACATTCTATTATTTCGATAAGCAGAAGAGAGACGAGTGGAAACTATCGCACTATCCTATTACCACAGATTTTACGTATACTTATACTTTCATGTTATCGAATGAATGGGCAAGCAAGCCTTCAAATGAAGTTTGGTTCGGCATCAAACATTATTTCAACGTCTGTGAATTTATACAGGTAGAACTTACAAAGAGGTAGATTATGGCACATCTAATAAGACTCGACCTAGTAAGTCAGATAAAGAAACATGCCAAGGATTTGGTATTCCCTGAAGTGTTCGTAGTAGACGATACACTAGAGCCTGTAGACCCGCAGGTCTTCTTGGGAGCTATCAGCTTGAATGAATCATCTGGCGGGTATAACAACCGGCCAGTATTTGAAAAGGCTTATGCTCCGGGCGGCCGGTATTACAATGCTATGCAAAAAGCACTTTATGAGAAATATGGGCCGCCAGCATCCTGTTCACACAGTAGCTTCCAGCTCATGTTCGTCTGTTTCTATGAAATGGGATTCAAGCCTGCGCCCGAACAAGCCAGCGATGATGAGTATGCTATGCCAGCTATTGTGAAGTTCATGAATAAAAGAGTTCTCAAGGGAGACCTCAACTTCTTGTGCCAGGCAGGTGACGCATACAACACAGGAAACTATCATGACCTCAACATTCCTCGTGAATACATAAAGAGACTTCTGCAGAACTATCATAGAGCAATGGACTCTGGGCTATTCGACATCACAATCGATAGGGACGCACCAAAGCCCTGGCCAGGAAACATCAAGTGATTGAGATCATCATGCCTGTATACAATACGGGCGATCCTCTCCAAAGAGCTATAAAATCCATAATTGCACAGACGCGTAAAGACTGGAGATTGTGGATTATTGATGACGGTTCGACTGAGCTAACGACAAAAGCAATCGTCGATTTATACGCACAGATGCAACACCCTCAAATTGAAATTCGACAGAAAGAAAATGGTGGACCTGCGTCTGCCAGGAATCTTGCACTATCTCATATCGAAAAAGATTCGATCGTTGCATACTGCGATGCTGATGATTTCTGGGAACCATATCACCTTCTAGAAAAGATGTCATGGATCGATAGCGATTATGATCTTGTATATTGTAATCCCAATCTGGTAGATGAAGAGTTAAATCAAATGTATCCTAATTTCCAGCTATATGACGATTTCAGCTGGGAGCGTCTTAAGAAGGGAAATTTTATTTATACTCCGACTGTTCTGCACAAGAATGGTCTGGGGCAATTTGATTCAACGTTAGATGGACTAGAAGATTATGATTATTGGATTAGGGCAGTCAGAGAAAAGTATCTTATTCATCAATCAGACATAAAAACATGCACATGCACAGTCAGATCAAATGGAAATAGCAATATGTCCGCTAAGGGTCGATTTGTACTATCAAAAATAAAAGAGAAGCACAAAGAATTCTTTGAATTCAATAATTTATTATGAAACGATTCTACAATACATACATAGAAAAATTCAATTCTCAACCATCTTCTATATTAGAGATTGGCTCACGAGATGGTAACGACGCCGAAGAGTTGAGAGTTTATAGTCAACTGCCGCATAGAAGTGTTTATGTTATAGAGCCGCATCCACAATCATATAGAAATATTATCCGAGATTATCCAGATTTTCATGTTTATGAATTTGCAATATCAAATAAGCCGGGTGTCGTCAGTTTCAATGCAATTCCTCACGATCAATACACACCGTCTCAAGTTGGTACTAGTTCGCTTTTATCTAGAAACGTAAAACTAATGGGAAACATTCCGCCCGTGTGGGTAAAAGCTCTTGCTATAAAGGGCTCAACACTTTTGCAATTGATAGACAGATCTGAAATAGATTTGGTCAAGATAGACGTAGAAGGCTTTACGCAAGAAGTTATTGAAAGCTTTGGAGACGACATTAGATTGTTGAAAGCGCTTCATCTTGAAGTTGAAATTTTTCCTCTTACACTGTGGGAAGGTCAAAAACATTATGATGAAGTTAGAAGACACATGACATGGTACGGCTTTGAAGAAAAATACTATGATGGAAAATATTGGCCAGCGCCCCATCTAGGAGGAAATCTACAAGGTGACAGCGTCTGGGTGAGGATGGGCTAATGAAAGGTAAAATCTCTAAAAAACTGGAAAAGCTTCTGCAACGTCAGTCTGTTCAAAAATCATTAGAATGGGAAAGCTCTACAAACTGGGCTGATTCTACTAAGTACATGAAATACATGGGCGATGTGAGATTGCTAGAGCTGATAACTTTTTGCCGAGTAAATAAAGTTCCAGATGACGCAGAAATCTGGATTGAATATCCCGAACGCTATGGGACTGCCCAGCCAAGAGAATCGATATTTAGGCAAACCGATGACGGCGGATCCTGTCCATGCTGTAAAACAGACTTCATCAGATGCATGTCATATAGTTATTCTAAAAAGGACAAAATACTTTACATCAGACATCATTATTAAAAATTCGATGTTTCTTAGTAATTTACTTCTAAACAACTGCATCACTCCATCTGACTTAAAACTCTACGATGCTAGTCAGACATCGGGAAAGGTAGTGTCTGTTCAGTGAAGGTCGGCCGTAAAATCCTCCGTGAAAAAGTAGAAAACAACGAATCAACGGTTTTCATTCCGTTCGGTTCAGAGTACTCGCTTTTGCTCAAAAATCTCAGTGGAAGAAATGCAGTAGTTCACATTGAGATTGACGGTAAGAAGGTCACCAAGGGCGGCTTCTACATTACAGCCGGTCAAACTGCAGAAATTGAAAGGTTTGTGGAGAGTCTCACAGAAGGTCGGAGATTCAGATTCATCGAAAAGACCGAAGAGATCAGTGATTTTAGAGGCGACAGAGTAGATGACGGAATTATCCGTGTAACTTGGCAGTTTGAAAAGCCTGCTCCAGAAGTAAAAGAAATTCGATACAACTACAAGCACGAACATCAACACTATAACCACTATCATCACTTTGGATGTAATTGTTGGTGGTGCAATCCCCACCACGTCTGGTATGGCGGAATCACTAATACCAGCATTCCGTTAGGCGGTCAAAACATAACCTACTCTGCATCTAATTCTGGTGGCGGTGGAATACAGTCTTCTTGTTTCAACGCCGCTATCGGTGCAAATGCAAACGTAAATAGAAGTATAGAAAATCTTAATCTTTACAAGAGCGCTGAGCCAGGCCCAGGTATTACCGTTGAAGGATCTAAATCATTTCAGTCGTTCGGCGAGGCCAAGGCGGGTGAGCTTGAAAACAATATCCATTCAATGGTCATAATGCTCAAAGGTTTTGATGACAGCAAGAAGTACATCAAAGACCCTATCACAGTTAAACATAAGAGACAGTGTCCGACATGTGGTAGGAAATGGAAGAATTCAGAATTCTGTGGTAAGTGCAGTACAGCATTAGCAGACTAATTAAGGAGATAGCGGGTTCAGCCTCTGACGAGTTGATTAAATGAGTTCTGAATAGCCTCAGCCCGCTACATTTTATGGGACAAAAGCTCTATCTAATCAAGAACGACAAGTACAGACTCGACATGAAGACTTTCGATCGAGAGGGTCTAGCGATAGCCGAGGGACGCTCTAAATACAACTACAGATTCTCCATCAAGGAGAAGTTATCTGCAGCCGCAATAGAGTCTTACGAGGCTAATGTGGTGGGAGAGTTGGTAGGATTCGATCTGAAGTCGAACTTGAACTTTGGAATGTATCTATACGTAATAGAGAAGATCGACACTGTCAAACGCTGTGTCGAGGAATTGGCTTACGGATTTATTGAGATTCTACCAGATGTTGCTGCAACTCCGCTGTAATGTGTTTGCTTCCATTTCGTATAGTTCTATCGTTACCTGCAACGCCACAGCTTGGTCAGGCTGCGACTGAGCTTTCCTGACCTTGGAATCTATTATACTCTTGTCATCAACGCCCACAAACGTAAAGATAACATCTTCTGCATTCTTAGTGAAGTTTGAGACGTCCTTTTTCTTGAGCTGCATGTATTTGCTGCCCTTTGTGAGCCACGAATCCCATGCAGTGTATCTGACGACTGTGTAATAAAACTCTGGATGATCTGCTAAACAGTTCTTCAGGTCTGAATAATGCTTCTCAAGGTAATCTTCAACATCTTTTTTTGCTCTCCTATAATTCCCCGAATAAACAAATGCCTTACGATTCCCTCTAGCTGGAATCATCATAGAGTTTACAGACCCTCGGAGCGCATCTAAAACTATTTGCAGGCTAACAGTTTTAATTGGTTTTTGTTGCACTTTTATTGCCCTTATTCCAGGGAATTTGTCCTTTGTGCGATATACTATTATTTCTAGTGTGTTCTTCAGATTTAGGTTTTCGCATCTTCTGCTTTGTTGCTTCTGAAAACTTCATTCCTATCCGAGCATTACTAATTTTCTGTTTTGTTTCAACCGATCTCTTTATACCTATTAATGCTTCACGGATTTTCTTTTTAGTTTCGTCAGAATGTTTTATTCCTAGAGAACTGCCAGCGGTCGGAGACATATTATATTCAGGACGCAATAAATCAAAATAATATTGTTCTCTAACAATTAAATTTTCGACATCAACAAATTCAATTTCAGAAAACTCAAAAGATTCTTCTCCGTCTTTATTCCAAGCATTTTGGAGATATGCGTTATGATGAGCACCTTTTCTTAGCTTGCGTCTATGTTCATTCCAGCGGCTGTTGAAATTGATTGCGCTGCCGATATACATATGATAGTTCAATCGATTCATTATCTGATAAACGCCGCTGTTCATCTTTCTGTATCTCCATCTAATTTTATCTCTATATCCTCTGGATCTGTTTTGAGTAACTCCTCTAAATTCAGGATACCCGAGATGAAAAGCGTGTTTGCGATTGCTTGCATTTGTATGTGAGTCAGTTCCAGTATGCACTCTTGATCCATGGCTTCAACGATCTCATGCATCAAGGTCTTCTTTTTCTTTTCATACGGTAAATCACTGTTTATGTAAATCTTACACATTTGAGCGTCACATAGTCCAGCAAAATGCTGGGCTTCATCGCCCACCAGCTTCTTTATTTCTTCATAATGAGGGGATTCTTTGAAGATAGCAATAACTGATTTGGGCTGAAGCTGTATGACTTCGTAATGGACGCCCATAACATCGATTTGTTTCATAACCGGGTTGCCTCCGATAGAATAAACACAATGCGAACTCCGGTTTATACAACAAAAGAGGGAGGCAGCTTTCGCCACCTCCCTCCGTAAATTACTTCTTTAAACGGCTTGTCCGAACTTCCAGAACGTTCTTCTTCTCCGCCCTGAGGATGTCGGCAATCTGCTTCATGCCCTTCCGAAGGCGGCCACCAGCTGCATTGACTTCCTTGTCATAAAACTTGTTGATGTCTTCCTGCAGGCCGTCAATAATAATTTTGATCGCCTCGTACGCTTGTTTTCCTGTTTGTGACATGTAAATCCTCCTGTTACTCATCTTCTTTCACGAAGAGTTGTAAGATGTTTGAGGGAGAAGACTCCCACTCTCTAAGCTTGTAATCAATTAAATTAACACTGTACAACACACAAATCGCAGTGTAAAGAAACCTCTTTCCGTCTTTTTCTCCCCAAATGAAATCAGCGAGGGGCTCCAATTGCCTAAGTAAAACAGGATTCGGAGCAATTCTGAGGATCTGATAGATTGCTGTGGGAGACCCAGGCTTCATGAATAGAAGACTATCTTCTTCATCGCAGAAATCTAAAAGAGCCCAATTGATGTCTTCATTGCTTCTAACAAATGCAATGAAATCTGATTTGATTCCCTCCTCTGTTTTGAACGTTTCAAGCATTGTCTTTCTGAATGCAGTGTACCTTGTTGCCGCTTTTGTTCTACCCCTCATGAGGTACTCCTTCTTGTAGGCTCTTGATATAGTATTCCTTTGCACGTTCAAATACTAACCTCTTCAAAAGCTTGAAATTAATCGTTGGATCCTTGAGACGCTTGAGGATGTCGTTCATATCCTCGGTGATAATGTCGTACCAAACCATGTTGATGACCTTGGGAATTTCCTTCATTCCCGGGCGCTCAACTTGAGTGTCGGCAATCTTGTTGCGGATCTTCTCAACCCTGGCAGCGGTGACATACTGAATCTGAATAGCTCGTTCAATAGCACCCTCACCGGCAGGAGCCTTCGGAGTACTCTTGACTTCCTTGAAGGTTTCATGGAGAAGCTTACCGTAAGGTGCACGTCCCCACTTGTTACAGAAATCATAGTTCTTGATTACAATGCCCTCTCGGAAAGGAGCACCATAGTTAGAAGGCAGCGCTAGCAGCTCCTTCAACTTGTCCATTGAAGGATTTTCAATCCACTTGTCGAATGGAATAATGTCAATTCCAATTGCTAGAAGATCCTGCCAAGATCGGTGGCTCTCAATACCCATGTATCGCTGGTGAACAGAATCATAAATGTCGAAGACATAGAATCGATTGTAGGCAGTAGGCGAGTACTGAAGTGAATGCTTGATTAGCCATTCGCCATTGAGGATAAAGTCAGGATGGATATCGAAGAAGCGCTGTAGCTTTTCCTTGTTATCCTTCACCCAACCGGCAAAACCGCGGAATGAATCACCTGAAATGAGGTTGTCTCCAATACCCAGAACCCGATTACGGCTACCGAAAGCAATCTCTCGGGTCTCAGTGTCTAGATAGATCTGTGCATTGGCACCATCAATCTTCTCAAAGATATAGCAACCACCGTTGAGAAGGCCATCGCACTCTTCTTTTTCTAGACGTTCAACTTTTTCGTACGAATGGAATACAGACATTTGATACACCTCATTAAGATAAGTTCATTATACTACAATTGTATAGTATTGTACAACGATTATTCTGTGGAAGCGGGAACCTCGGCGGGGGGTTCTACAGTTACTGGAGGCAAGATTGAGCACTTGCACTGAACAATTGCTCTCTGCGGCACGCCATTGACGGAAACAAAGGTTTTCTTGACGCCTGTGTCTCCGCACTTGTTACACGTTCTCTTGAATTCTGGTTTCTGATCTTTCGGAAGTCTTGCTTGCCAGCCCATATGCATTCTCCTTTTTGTTGTGTGATGTGCTTCCGACGGGAGTCGAACCCGCCCTGTGCAGGGTTTGAGCCTGCTGACTCTACCACGTGGCCTACGGAAGCATGCGCCCTCAGAAGGAATCGAACCCTCATTCTAGGTTTAGAAGACCTATGTCCTATCCGTTGAACGATAAGGGCGTGTGTTAATTGAAAGCTATTTTAAATCTCTTAAAGCAATTACCTTATTCTTATACTCTTCGCTCGATATTTCATGCAGTCTATGGAGTTCATTAAGCGCAACAATCTTATCATGTCTACTTCTTCCTGAATCTATCGAAGGAGCATTAAGAATAACATTTAGTTCTGAAATTCTGGCAGCTCTTATTGCTTCTTTCTCGGCTTTTTTTGCATTAGCTTCCGCTATTTTTACTGCTAGCTCTGCAGCTTCTCTCTGTGCTACTCGCTCAGCCTCTTTTGCAGCTTTCTTAGCTTCTTTTTCTGCAGCCTTTGCTTCTTTTATTAATTGTTTTTCGTTTAAGACTTCATCTGCAGCTATTTTTTCTTTATTTATTCTTTCTTTTTCTTTCTTTAATTCCGAACTAGCAATCTCGGCATTAATATCATCAAGCCGTTTTTGCACCTCAAAAAGCTTAATTTGAGCTTCTTCAAGTCCTTTAAATCTTTTGCTTAGCCAAGGGATCCAATTGTCAGGATAATTGCCCGACGATAAAGAATTAAGATATTCTTTAATCAGAACTAATCGCTTATCTATAGAGTCTGAAAGATCTTTTATTAGCTCTTCAGCTTTAAGCTTCTTGTCTTGTAAGCTCATTATTTGCGGAGGTCGGATTCTCCACCCTTTCCAATAATATCATTAGATGCTACTTTGGAAAGATCATCAGAAGCTCTTCCAGCGCCTACAGGGATATCCCTTGGAGGCGGCTGAATAGTTGCTTGATGATTTTTGATTAATCTCTGAATTTCTTTAATCTTATTAGCATCCATTACTTCACCTTATCTTTTGCCTTTGCAGCAAGATCTTCTGCTTGATCTAAAATACGACCAGCTTCTCTGTTGATTGTTGCCTTATGCTTCGCGTAAATGAAACCACCGCCGATAATAACGGCAAGAACCAATAAAACAATAGCGATTGTACCTATCATGTTAACCCTCTTCTATTCCGAAGTTTGTGAGTTTAGAGTTGCATCCATACACCTCTTCCCTCTTCCATTCTGCTGCCATAAACGGATCAGCAACAGGCCCATTATATTTGCAAGACTTTCCACAGCTGCCGCAACCAGGCGGAATAACCAACGTGGAAGGTCTCTTAGTCATCTTACCCTTCTTTTTACCCATATGCATTCTCCTTTTGAATGTGCTGAGCCCCTACTAGGAATCGAACCCAGATTAGATGATTACAGGTCATCTGTTCTACCATTGAACTACAAGGGCGTGGTACCAATTAAATTATGAGGTTCTATACGAAAAATCGCTACAGATGAAAAAAGGACTCGGCATCATAAGCATGTCCGGCTCATGCCTAGCCGAGTCCGGGTCCGCCGGAAGCTCGTAGGCTGGTCTGGTAGTTACGGGAGCCCACCCGGACGGACTCAGGACTATGTCCCATCCGCCATTGTAAGTACATTATACCACAACTACCGTAAGATTGTACATTAATAATTTACGTTCTTTCTGACTTCCTCAAAGGTGTACTCTTTCACGATTTTACCATCAAGGAACACTGTTTCGAGAACGTCCCGGTCGAACCACTTAGTGTCAAGCTGAACAGTTTCATACCCGTCCATGTTTTCCACTAAAGCCAGCTTTCCCTTCTTCGAAACCTTAGTTGCGTCAGTAACCGGCTCTTTAAAGACCATGATCTCCTCACCATTCACCTTAGCATACGAAGCTTTCATGGCAAACTTAAAAGTGTCTCTGTCAAGCTTCTGGAGAAGTCCTCCGCCCATTCCGAAGGCAACATTTTCTGCCGACCACCTCCACTTGTACATCTCGTGCAGAATCTCATTGATCATCTGGAGATTGCAACCATCACCCTGGATGACCCTGATTTCAGGCCTTAATACTTTGAAACCCTTTTTGTTGATGGTGTATCCAAACCTGTCGCCCAGGATTTGGAGCAGTCGCGCCACGACAGTTGGTGGATGTCCACTGTCAGGTCTAACTACTAACGTTCCACCCGATTTTAAGACGAGGTCTTTCAGCTCCTGACCCCAGATCTTGTCAGCGGCATTGTAGATGTCATAGCTGTCCGATACACAGGCATAAATCTTGCCAGGGCCGGCATATGCTTTAACCATGTTTTCATATGCCTCTTTTTCATGTCCTCGACCCCAGACAGTGATCGTGCTGTGCTCTGCCGCAGGAATGGAAAATCCTGCCATTTCAGCATTGTAGTATTTATTGGCAGCCCAGATTCCTTCCACGGTGTCCGAACCCATAAAGTTGACCAAATGAGCTGCGCCACCGATTTCAGCCGATTCACCCGAGCTGACCCCTCTACCTCCAAAATCATGCAGCCTAAACATGATCTGATTATCTGGATCATCGCAGGTTGCTTTGAGGAAATCATAAATCGTCCTCTTGGCTCTAAAAGAATTGGTCGCTACGGTTGTTGGATACCAAACGGCTCTCATAAGAACTGTCTCAATGTAAGAAGTCAACCAATAACATTCTGGATCCGTATTTTCAACAGACACCAGGATGTTCTTGAGGTTCACTCTCCGTCCTTCAGGGACGGCCTTGATCCTCAACGGCAAATAACCGTTGTGCTTCTTGAGGATGTACTCCCACCCTTCCTTGTTGAAGGGCTCTCCGTGCGCCTTGAAGAACTCATCAGCCTCATCAATCATTTCCTGAGTGATTGGCCTAACGAAGAACTTCTTGAGAATCATTTGAAGTTCGAAAAATACTGTCTCCGGAAAATCTCCGCCTCTAGCCTCAATGTAAGAATAGACATCGGTCGTTCCTGGCGGATACTGCTTCCAGTGCGAGGCTTTATACGAATCGGTCATAAGGATCATGTTTTCCATAAGAATCTCCTTCTCGTTTATTTAATAGCTCTCCGCTATTATTCTTCCCATTTTCCAACCAAGCGAAATAAATCGATGTGCGATATCTACGTCCACCATTTTGCTTTCACCATCTTTTGTAATCCATCTTTTTTTAGACAGCGAGTTGCTCATTTTTCTTTTAGTTTCTTCTGAGTGTTTTTTGCCTGTCATCGCTATGGACATTTTCTTTCGAGTAGATTCACTCGGAGATGATCTATTTTTAATAATTCGGCCATAAACCCAGCCTGACGCCAAATATTCATCGATATCATCTTTAAATATTCTAATTGTTTCAGTTCCCTTTTTCAGCCAAATTTTTTTCTTTAAAGAGTTTCGCATTTTTTTCTTCCACTCTTCATTTTCACTCAACATCTTAACGAAAGAAAGTCTTGCAATCTCATAATTTCTCGACGTAGGTCTGTTCCCGTTATGCGTTGACATGCAGAAACAATTCCACGCATAAATAAGTTTAAAGTTGCCGGGATTAGCCCGAACTAAAAGCCAATGTGCTAAAAAATGCTCTCGAGCTGTAAGAAAAACTTTATTTTTAGAATTTTCGTCTCCGCCAAGACATTTCGCTAAAATATGATGTTCTTCGTAGTAATTGTTTTTATCTCGTTTAGCGTTTCTAATAACAGCCTTCTTTATCAAAGCTTTATAGATTTTATCATAATCCATTGCTATTCTCCCGTTAATGAGTTGGTTTATATTATATAAATTAACCCATTCTAGAAGATTATCTGGCTAACCCGATAAAATGTTTGATGATATGAAAATGATCTTCGTAAAGCTTGTCTTCCATGTCGTAAAGCTCTACGTAAGGAAACCATTTAGCCTTCTCGGCGTCATCACTACCCTTAACCTTAGGCAGTGCCATCTGTCTGAGAACAAACAATGAAGCGTGTGTAATTGTACGGCCTCTCAAAGAACGATTGGGAGCATCAAAGACCTTGTTGGCGATGAAAGAGCCTCTGATAACGTTCTTGTGAACTTCAATCCGAGTCTCTTCTTTCAACTCCCTAATAGTGCAATCCTCAATCCTCTCGTTTTGAGCCAAGAAGCCGCCTGGGAGAGCCCAAAGGCCTTTGCCTGGATTCGCCTTCCGTTTGACGAGTAGAACGTGTCCATTGCAAAGAACAACAGCGTCTGTGGTAACAAATGTGGGAGGATAAGGAAACGC